ATGGATACAGCAGAAGAGGCATTGCGCCGCATTGAGATACATGAAGCTGAATGTCGGCTTATGCGCGAAATGATGGAAAAGCGTTTAGACCAAGGTGCCGAGCGTTTTAACAAGATTGAGCGGATGCTGTTAGCTATGTATCCATTTATTATCGCTTGCCTTAGTGCAGTGGAGTACTTCTCATGAAGTTTGATGCAATTAAAGGTTTAATAGGTGATCTTGCTCCTACCCTCGGAGCGGCCCTAGGAGGCCCTGTAGGAGGCGCGGCGGCTACTATGCTGGCTGACGTACTAGGTTGTGATCCTACGCCTCAGAAGATCGAGAAGGCCCTCCAACAGGCTACCCCAGAACAGTTAGCTGAAATCAAGAAAGCTGAACTTGACTTTGAAGTCAGGATGAAAGAGCTTGAAGTTGATGTATTCGCGTTAGAAACGAAGGATATACAACATGCAAGGGAATCTTTTTCAGAAGATTGGACAGCAAGAGCGATTGCCATTATGTCTATCTTGCTCTTTGGTGGCTATGTTTTGCTCGTTACTCTCCAGCCTGCTGATGACAACGACCTCAATGTCGTTAACTTGGTGCTGGGTTATCTCGGGGGCATCGTGTCTTCTGTGGTGAGTTTTTACTTTGGTGCTAGTAAGTCAGGATCTAAGTAAGGAAAGATAAATGGCAAGATATGGCGACATTTTAAGAATAAACGGGCAACTTGTTGAGTTTACCCCTGTTGGCTATATGCCTATAGCAGGTAGGGAAGGCATGCTTACAAAGCCTGCGCCTACCACTAAACAGACAGGCCCTGTCGGTACGCCTAGTGCGCCGCCTAAGCAGATGCCAGGAGAGTCTGGGCCGTTTGATCCTAACGCTCCAGTACCAACACCTGCACCAGCGCCCGAACCTGAGGCAGAATTAGCGCCACCTAAGCCTTTACCAGATACAAAAGAGCCTGCACCAGCACCACAGCAAACAGGCCCTATTGGTATTCCTGATAGCGATCCTACAAAAAGGCAACCTGGTGAAACTGGCCCAATTGGTTTTGATGACAATGCTGTAGAAGAAGTTGAAACAGCGCCAACAGACACTCCTACCACTACTCCCGTTAGGCAAGAAGAAGAAGCTATATATCCATATATGTATTCTACAAGAGACCTAGGCAGTGGCGCTCAAAGAGAATCATGGCAAGACCAACAAGTTAATTTTTTAACGCAGTCTCAGCTTCAAATAGAATTTAATCAAAACTCTGATCTTAAAAGAACTTTTGGTGATTTTAATAACTATCTTTCTTACATGGATGGAATGCTTGCTCTTGCAGAAGACAATCCAGAAATTGCTTGGTGGGATATTGGAAGACTAGATAGCACTACAGGAGAAACTTACGACGCAACTAGCGACCCTACCAGTTACTACTATGGTATGGAAGAAGAGGATATGCGTTCGGGGTCTACTGCTTTAATAGACGCAAATCAAAATAGAACAACTGACATTAGAACTGCTCTTGAGGCTATGAATGCCCTTCCTGGGTATCAACAGTTACTGCAAGATCACAATGTAGATCTTATATTTCAAAATAACGATGGAGACGTCTTTCAGTTTAACGGTCTTAATTCTGCAGAAATTTATGAAGTAGATGACTCAGCCACTCCTTACATAAAAGCCGGCATAGAATTAGTTATAGGCTTAATGGTAGGCGAGGCTACAGGCGCGTTTGCTAACTTTCTTTCGGAGCAAGCAACGCTAGGTAACTTAGGCGAAAGTCTTCAAGTTGCTTCTCAAGTATTTAATCAGTTTGAGCAGACGGGCTATTCCGTAAGTCAAGCCGCTTCAACTCTTAATAACGCTAATGTCATCATGAACATGGCACAAGCGGTTAATGAGTTAGAAGAAGGCGAGGAAAGCACTCCAGAACAAATTAACAACATAGTATCTCAAGCAATACAAATTATTAGGGATGTAGAGCCAGAGCCTGATACACCTCTTGAAGAGTCAGAGGTTGAGGTTGATCTTCCAGAGCCTACACAAGAAGAGCCAGAGCTTGATCTTCCTATCGAAATTGAGCCTCCAACTCTGCCGGAGCCTGAAGAAGAGCAAGAAGAAGAAACGGATATTTTTGCTGACACAACAGCCGAAGATTCTGGTTTAGAGTCAGACACGCCAATTACTGAAACTATATTTCCTGAATACTTCCCTGAGCCACCGCCAGAGCAACCGCCTATAGATCCTAGTCGTACTCCTGATTTTCCTGGTGGGCCACCACCTATTCCAGGGCCTCAAGGTGAAACAGGGGCAGAAGGCCCTGCTGGGCCACAAGGTGAAACTGGTCAGCCTGGTGAGCCAGGAGAGCAAGGGCCTCAAGGTGTGCCTGGTGAGCCAGGAGAGCAAGGGCCTCAAGGCGAAACCGGAGAAACTGGAGCGCCAGGAGCGCCAGGAGCACCAGGTGAGCGCGGTGAAACCGGCCCTCAAGGGCCTCAGGGTGAGCCAGGCAGAGATGCAGATCCTGAGCAGATACGTCAAATAGTTTCAGAAGTAGTTGCAGGCATTGAATTCCCGCCTGGTGTTACACCAGAGCAAGTTTTAGAAATTATTTCTGGACAGCTTGCTAATTTGCCAGCAACAACAACGCCTGAGCAGGTTGAGCAGATTGTTTCAACAGCAATCAATAATCTTGAATTCCCGCCTTCTGTTACTGAAGAGCAAGTTAATGAGCTTGTAAACAATGTACAGCAGGGTCTTGAAGCAAACCTTGAAAACATAAGGTCTGAGTTAGGCACATCTATTGAGGGTGTTCGTGGTGAAGTGCGTGACGTAGAAGCCAGCTTACAAGAAGCACTTGCCGCTCAAGCCGAAGGCCAAACTAGAGAGCTTACCGAAGCAGAAGCGCGTCTATTATCAGAAATAACTGGCGTAGAGGCAGGTTTGTTACGGCAGTTATCTACTGTAGAAGGCGGACTAAATGCCCGACTACAAAATATAGGGACTGACCTTGATTCAGTTCGAGATGAGCTAGGTACGTCTATTCTTGGCGTTCAAAGAGAAGTAAGCGAGGTAGAGCGCAGTCTTACAGAAGCGCTTGAAGCCGCAACACTAGGCCAGGCTACAGCACTAAGTGACGCTGAAGCACGTTTGCTTTCTCAGTTAACAGGCATTGAGGCTGATATTCTCCAGCAAATGGCGGCATCTGAAGCCGGCTTAGAACAACAGCTACTTGATGTTGGAACAAACATTAATCAAGTGCGCGCCGATCTTCAGTCTCAAATTCAAACAACGCAGGAAGAAACGGCTCGAAGTTTAGAGCAAGCATCTGATGAGCGTCGTCAATTGCAAGAAGCGCTTGCCGCACAAGCCGCAGGGCAGGCACGTCAATTAACAGAAGCAGAAGCTAGACTGCTTTCACAGATCACAGGGGTAGAAGCCAATACACTGCAACAGCTATCTACTGTAGAGGGTGCGCTAAACAATCAGCTTAACCAGCTTGGAACAAATATAAACAATGTTCAAAACCAGCTAGAGCAATCTATTGCTGGTATTGCGGCAGGGCAACAAACCGCAGAGGAAGAGCGCAGAGACTTACAGGAGGCTTTGCTTGCAGTAGGTGGTGACGTTAATCGTTTGGATGCACAAACACGCCAACAATTTGAAGAGTTTGGCGAGGACGTTAATGAGTTGTTTGCTGACGTTAACGTAGATATCGAAGGTTTACGTGCGGGCCAAGTTAGTCAGCAGGAAGCATTTGAGCAGTATCAAGCTAGTGCAACAATTCAAGCGGCTGAAGCGGCAGAAGAGCGTCGTGATCTACAGCAATCAATTATTAATGTTCAGGGCGATGTTAGTCAGTTAGACGAAAACACTCGTCGTCAGTTTGAAGAGTTTGGCGGCACTGTTAACGATTTGTTTGCCGATGTAAATGTAGATATTGAGGGGCTACGACAAGGACAAGTTAGTCAGCAAGAGGCACAGAGTGATTTTGAGCAAAGCGTAACCGGCCAGTTTGGTGACATTACAGGACAGCTAGGCGCATTAGGCGGTCAAGTTAGCGGATTGATGTCAGATGTAGCCGGAATTGGCCAAGGTCTTGAAGGTCTTGGTGAGGGCGTTGCTGGGTTAGGCGAAGGGTTAGGCGCTGGACTTATGGGTCTTGCGGCACAGCAAGCCATGATGCCTGGACAAATAGCCGCGCTTACCCCAATTCAACCTCAAGAGTTTAAAGAGTTTAGACAGGGCCTTACTCGACGTAAGATTGCGACACCACTACAAATCGGCATGTTTACCGGAGGCGCTAGAAACGTATGACATACCTAAACTTAATGAACAGCGTGTTGCGTCGGCTTCGAGAAGAAGAGACCACATCTGTTACAAGCACCACCTACGTTAAGATGGTCGGTGACTTTATTAACGATGCTAAAACTTTAGTAGGTCAGGCGGCAGACTGGTCTGCACTACGAGAAACACTCACGATCTCGACAACCGCTTCGGACAACACCTATTCACTAACGGGTGGTGGCGACAACGTAAAAGTTATGTCGGTTATCAACGATACTCAAAATTGTTTTATGGAGTATCAAACTAAAGATTGGTTTAACGATGCGCTTTACATTTCTAACGCAGTAGAAGGTGCGCCTAAGTACTTTACCTACAACGGTCTAGACAGTAACGGCGATACTCAGGTTTTAGTTGGCCCTACACCCGATGGCGTATACAGCCTTCGTTTTGATCTAACTAAACGACAAGCAGATCTAACGGCCAATACTGACTCACTGCTTATTCCTGCTCAACCTGTCATTCATTTAGCAGTGGCATTGCTTGCGCGTGAACGTGGTGAGACAGGCGGTACATCGACTGCGGAATACTTCCAGATTGCTAACCAGTATCTGTCAGATGCCATAGCAATTGATGCGGCAAAGCACCCAGAAGAGATGGTATTTAGGACGGTTTGATATGGCTCAACAACTGCAAAGCATCAATCTTGTAGCTCCGGCCTTTAAAGGTGTTAACACCGAA